TGCAGTCGGAGCAGTAGTAGCATTAGGTGCAGGAGCATACATGCTCAATAAGCACTTTAATCAAATGGCTGCCAAGGCAGCACAGTTTGCAAAAGACTTGTCAGCAACACGAGACGGACTAAAGTCAATAGGTCAGATGAGTGGCAAAGTTGGCGCTTCTGAAATAATGGATAAGCGTAGGTCTACTAGCCAGTATGGTAAGTATGATGAAGAAATCAAGATTGATACCACATTTGGTAACAAGTTTTTTGGAACAGATGTTGGCAAAAAAGAAAAGAAACTATTCCAGGATAACGCTAAAAAGTTTGGAAGCGATAAAGCAGTAACTGATTTGTCATTGAAACTTGCTTCAGCAGTTGCTGATGGAGTTCTAGACGCCCAAGCAGCAAACAGCATTGCAGCAGAACTTGCCTTACAATTAAAAGATCAAAAAATTGAAATGCAAATTGTTGGTCAAATATCTTCTATGATTGGTCCTAACGGAGAAGATTTAAAGAATAAGCCACTTGAAACCAGAGCCATGATTATGGCAAATGCTAATGAAAGAGTTGTAAGAACAGAAGCAGACATTGCTGAAGGAACAGGAAACACAAGAGAAAATATTGCATCTGTAGCAGCATACAATATGAATAATATTGAAATGGCTACAATGATGGCAGACCAAGTTCAATTTGAATATGAAACTCAAAAGAAAAAACTTGAAGCAGAACTAGCATCTACAAGTAATGCACAAAAGAAGTTAGAAATAGGAAAACAGATTGCAGACCTTGACGCTGCTAACCTAGAGAATGCAATGTTGATGAATACTCAACTGCTTGTTCAAATTGGTTTGCAACAGAAAAGTTTTGATAAAGTTTTCAGTAATAATTTTAGTGGAAAAGAAGACGCCTACTTTGATGCAACAAGAACACAGTTAGAAACTACCTACAAGGGTACGGATCAAGAAGAAGCCTCAAAGAAGTTTTTAAATACATCAGAGTCCTTCAATTCTATGGACTTTAGTGCAGGGGCAGATCAAAAAACAGTTCAATCTTTTCAAGCAAAAATGGAAATGCTTGTTGGAAGTAAAGTCTTAACTCCAACAGAAGCAAATAATTACATAGAACTTTTCTCTGGTCAATTAGATAAATTTGATATATTGTTTGATGCAAGCGTTCAATTCCATGGCCCAGCAAAAACAAAAGAACTTTTAAATATGTTTGCAGGGTATAGTGATAAAGCAGCAGCAACTGCAATGGTTACAGAGATATCATTAACAAAAACAAATCCAGCAGAGTTCGATGCAATAATGGAAACCCTGAAGGGTATTCAGGCTATGGACGGATCTACCATAAACATGGAGGTATTATTAACTTCAATAGGTCTTGAAGGTGTTGAACTTCTTAAGAACCAGATGGAAGAGATTGAAGCATTAAAGGAGGCATCAGAGAAAAAGGGTGATAAAGCCATGGACCTAGATGCTGTTTCAGGTCTTAGCCCAATAAATGAAGCACTAGTTAGAGAACTAAGAGCAAATGAAACAAGAATGGGTGAGTTTAACAAACTAAACCTAGAACAACAGGCAGAGTATTTGCAAAAACTTCAAACTCAATATGCTAATGAGTTAATGCTAAATGACACAGAAAAGGTATTGCAAGCAGAAAAATTTGCAAGACAGCAAGCAATGATGGCCCAAGCATCAAAACTTATTGGTATGGGTGTTGACGCCTTTAATGCAGCATACGAAGGATTTAAAGCAGACTACTTAGCAATGACTCCAGAAGAAGCAGCAATAGCAAAAAATAAACCAATTTTTGCAAGTGGGGTAACAAGCGCTGCAGCAGGACCTACAGCAGATACAGGAAAGGGAGATAAGAGTAATCCTCTAGACTTCCTTGACGACCTTGCTATGCGTATTAAGATGACAAGAGATGCAGCATTTAATGCAAAGAAACCACTTGAATCAATGCTTGCTGCGCTTTCTAGCAAGAAAGCCAAAAAAGATGTTTCTGCTATGTTTGAGATGTTCAAGGGAGTTCAGCAAACACTTATTGGATTAAAGGTTCCAAAAGAATTTAGAGACCATATTGCAGGTCTATCTGCACAAGAATTTGAAGAATTAGAAAAGGCTGGGGCATTTACATATGCTCCAAAGAAAGATAAAAAGGGAAATGTTATCAAAGATAAAAAGGGTAACATTCAGTATGACAAAACAAGGGTTGTAGGTATATCAAAAAAGTTTGATCCAATAATAAAAGCATATAAGGAAGCACCGCTAGATAACTTTAATATTGCACAAAAAGAAATTATTACAAACACAGATAATCAGTTTAAAGCATTTACAAAATTAAAATCAGAAACCATGGATACATCCCTTGCACTAGAACTGTTAGGGGATGAGGCTCTAGCAGCAGCCATTGCTTCTAATCAGATAAAAGGTCCTGACCTAAAAACATTTGCTGAAGACGCAAAGAACGCAGCAAACGCAGCAGCCAAGTTTGCAGTAATATCTGACTTGCTAAAAAAGAATGCTGATATGGAGTTTAAGGCAACCGCAGTTCCAAAACTAGCAGCAGCACTTAAAGAAACTGGAATGTCTGTTGAAAACATTCAAACAGTACTTCAAGATCCAGCACTAGCAAAAGAATTAATAGCAGATCTAGAAGATGGAAAGATAGACTCAAAGGCTATTTCTGATTATTTAAAGAACATAAAAGAAGAAAAGATTGTAGAAATTCGTGGTAAGTTTAATGCTGGAGATTTTGCAGCAGCAGCAGCACCAGGAATGGAACTTGTTAACAAGATGTTCTCAGTGCAAGAAGCATTAATTAGAACTGGTGTTGATGGTAGATCCAAGGGCATGGTTGCAAGACTTAAGGATTTAAAGGAAGTTAACGAAAACCTACAACTTGATATACAAAAAATAACCTTTAATCTAATACGACCACTAGAAAAGGCTATTGAGAAGGCAACTAGAGATCTTGAAATGAAGGTTACTCGGAAGATCGAGGCTTATCAAGAAGAAGTGAGTGACCTTCAAAGAATTATTGAAATTGCTTTTGAAAGACCAATAGCAGCGATCAATGCAGAAAATACAATCATGTCTAATGACATGGAAATAATGAACAAGGCTGCAGAAGAAATAAACAAGAGATATGACGAACAGGCAGAAGCGTTGTCTAAGGTTGCAGCAATTAATGCTGAAATTGTTGCTCAAGAAAAGGAACAACTGGATCTAGCAGACGCACTGTCTAAGGGTGATATAGCAGCAGCAGCAAGAGCAGTACAGTCTATACGAGCATCACAGGCTGCAAAAAATGCAGACAATGCTTCAAAGGCTTTGGAGCAATCACGTAAAAATGAAGTTGATAGTCTTAGAGGTCGTGACTCTGGCCTAAGCAAAGATGAGATTACTGAAAGACAATATCAGAATGCCCAGGCAATTTATGATCTAGAAAACAGAGCGACAACAGATGTCAATGGCAAGTTGATGACAAGGCTTCAAATACTAGATGATATTCAAAAGAAGAATGATGAAATTTATAAACTTGAAGAAGATCGTGAGGCAAGACAACTTGCTATCCGTGCACTTGAAGATAAGATTTACGATATAAATGAACAACAAATTAAGCCAAAGCAAGATATAATTGACGCCAATGCTCTTCAGATTGCTATAGATGAAGATGCACTACAAAACCTTGTAGACAACATTACAGTACTTGGAAAAACAAAAGATGTTTGGGATGGCATATCTGCAAAGATTGAAGCGTCATCTCTTGCTGGACAAGACTTTGATGGATTAATGGGTGGAATGCTTGCGTCTGTTGATCAAATCGACAAGGGCTGGAAGAGCATAGAAAATACACTAAGCAAGTATTCTTCAGAATCTGCTGCAGCAGAAGGTTCAGCAATGGATGCAATGAGAGATAGACTCAACGCAGAACTTGCCTTAAATGAAAAAATTGCAAAAGAAAAAGCAGATGGTGCAAAGGCTGCTCAACTAGCAGCAGAACAACAATACGCAACTGACAAGGCTGCATACGATGCACAAGTGGCGAACATCAAAAAACTAAGAGGTTATGGGGTTCCAAGTTTTATTACGGATTCAATGGAGGCAGCACTAAAGGCACCAGTGGCTCCAGTGTCGGGCCCAACTTCAGCAGCAGATAATGCAAATGCAAACTACAATAATATTAAAGATAATGTTGCAGAAAAATATTATGCACAAACCAAGTTAGAAGCAGAAGGGGCTAAGTCTTTATATTCTGGAGGATCATCTACAGGTGGTAGTGGGACTTCTGGCGGGGGGACTTCTGGCGGGGGGACTTCTGGCGGGGGGACTTCTGGAAATGGCAATGCAGACCCAAAGACAGTAGTTGTTCCACCAGTAAAAGACAGACTAGCAGGAATAAAAGCCCCTCTAGCCCCAACTACAAAAATGAAAAATCTTGCTTATTCAACCACGTATGATGGACTAAAAGAGGACAGAACAGAGGCTATGGTGACTCTTAGCAAAATGAAGGAGTCGATTGTAAAAGACTATGCCGATACAAAATATATTCTTGATCAAATAAATTATGCCACAGACCGCGATACTTTTGCAAAGCAGGCTACTGCCGCTCTTGGTAGGATTCCAGAGGTCTATAAGCAAAGAGGAACAGAAAGAATTAATGCATTAATAGCACAAAAAGATGCGGTTGACCGTTACTTGTTTAAAACAGATTCATCTGGTAAAAAAGCACCTGCAAAGGGAGGAAGGGTTACAGAGTCAGATGCAGCAACAGATGCTGCTGGAAAAGCAAGGACTGCATTACCAAAAGATTTAACTAATATATTACAAATCTTACAAGAACTTAACTCTTCAATTACTTCAGATGCGAAACAAGTTTCATTAGCAAAAAATTCTTATATAGAAGCAAGAAAAGCAAAAGGATATAATGAATCACAGTATCCTTTAGATTCATGGGATATAGAAAAAATCAAATCAAGCAACAAGCCAGCATACGATCACATGTTGCCTCATTATACTAAGTATCAAGAATTAAAGAAAATCATGAATGAAAAAGCAGCCCAAGCAACAAAGGCAAGATCTCTTATTCTTGGCGCTGGCTACAAATCAGCAGACCTTGACTTTTATTTTGGAGATGGCATAAATCTTTTAGAAAAATTTGCAAATAAGAAAGATGATTATGTTAACTGGAAGGGATACGCAACTGGAGGACTTGTTTCTTCTAAGTTTGCACAAAAGAAATTTAGAATGGGAACTGATACAGTACCAGCCATGCTTACCCCTGGAGAGTTTGTAATGAACAAGTTTGCCGTACAAACTCACGGCATAGGAAAAATGCAGGCAATGAATAATGGCCAATCAGCAGGAGACTCAGTGTATAATTATAGTATTAGCGTAAATGTTAAGTCTGAATCAAATCCAGATGAAATTGCAAGAACGGTTATTGCTCAGATAAAGAGCGTTGACGCACAGAAGATTAGAGGAGTTAGAATATAATGGCAACTAATGCATACATGGCAGGTCGTAAAAAATATCAAAGACCTCAAGGACTTCTCTTTGCAGATAACCAGGGTATCAAGGTAGACGGATTTCATATCCCAGAGGGAGACGAGATAGGGTCATTAGCAGCCTCTACAGACGGATATGGAGAGTTCTTAATACTTTCCGATAATAATAGGTCACCCATAGACTTTAAGACCACTAGAATTGAAAAGCGTGAAAGAATGATTAATGGTCGTATGAGGTCTTACCACACTGCTGACAAACTAACTATTACAGTATCCTGGGACATGCTCCCATCAAGAGCCTATGATACATACGCAGGGTTTAACTCTAATGGAGATCCAAACCTAGTAAAAAATATAAATACCAGACCAAACCCATTAGAGTTTACTACAGATGGTGGAGCAGGTGGAGTAGAACTCCTTGACTGGTATAAAAATCATAGCGGATCATTTTGGGTTTATCTTGCTTACGACAAATACACCAACTTTAAGGACACGTACGAGACTGCACCAGATGAAAGATTTAATAATACAAACAAGTATAATGAAGTTATAGAAGTATTTTTTTCAGACTTTAACTATTCAGTTCAAAAAAGAAGCGGATTAAACTTTGATTTCTGGAATGTATCTTTAACTTTGGAAGAAGTATAATGTTTCAAGACAAAGATTTACTAAATCATATAGAGACAAGTTCGTCTATTAAAACACAGTCTGCAGTTATTGCTGAATGGAATATGAATATACATACAAATATACTAGCAGTTGGAAATTATAGGTACCGTCCAAACCAATTATCTTCTATTTATAGAACAATTCCAAATACTTTTGCTTTAGAAAATAAAAATACTACTACAGCATTCTACTACGGTGCAACTGATGCAGATGTAGTTGTTGACGCAGGATTTGAAAATAATGACTTACCAATGAGACTTGTTCCTAAAAAAGATAAACTAAAAATGCTTTACTCTTTAGAAGATTGCTTAAAGTCATTTAGACCAAGATCTGGAATCAATAAGGCAATGTTTTTGGATGGAAGATTTCTTCACAATCCAGATATAAACATGGCGAGAAAACCAAGATATTATATGCCAGACAAAAATGATCCATTTAAATATTGGACATCATATAGAACTGAAAATGGAACTGAATATGGCATATCTAATAAGACAATCAATGGAAGGCATGCAATTGAAGATGCTGCTCCATTTGTTGTTTATAAAGAAAAGGTTCCAGCAAATAGAATTGTCGTAAAGATGCAAACAAACACAGGAGATATTAATTCTGGAGTATACACAAAAAAATCTGGGTCTTTTTCAGATCCCTATTTTGGAGAACTAAATCAAACTACTCCAAGTGTTTGGAAAATTCAAGTATTAAAGAATAATAGTTGGGTCGATGCATTATCATTCTCTGATCAAACCAGAAGAAAAGATGGAACACCAATAATACAGTCAGACGGATATGTTGAAATATCTTATGGTCTTGTAGTACCAAAAATCTATTCAGAAGTTTTTACTTATCGTGGAGAACTTTCATCAGTATCTCTTAAGCCAGTTGTTGGAACAAGAGAAGGTGATGCCTTCCTAGTTATTGAAAATTCTGGGGACATTGGAGAGTATCATATTTGGTATAAGGACGAATGGAAGATATTCGTTCCAACCTATGGCTGGAAGTTTCAAGAGCCAGAAGTTGACAGTTTTACAAATTTTGTTACTGAGTTGTCAGATCCTACAAAGTATATAGTAAGCGGAGAAACAAAATATAAAGAGTTTGAATATATTTCTGGAATAAGAGTTGTTGTTGATAGCATGAAGAAGTTTGACTCATCTTTTGACCTTATCGAACTTTCTCCAAGACTGACTGCAGACCTTTCAGACAGGGTAACATCTTTTAGTATTAATAAAAGTGCTTCAGATTTAGGTGTAAGTGGTATGCCAGTAGGACAACTTCTTGCTTCTACTGGTAGCATTTCTTTTTTTGATTTTGATGATTCATTTAACGATAACAATATAAAAAGCATTGTTGCTAATAAAAAAATAAAAAATGTTCAAATTAAAATATATGAAGTTTTAACAGACGCCATTGGTATAAGTTACTATGTTCCAGTCAAGACAATGTATTCCGATGGATTTCCAAAAACAAACAATCAGTCAAAAGAGGTTTCTTTAGATTTAAGAGATCTGTATTTTTATTTTGAGTCGCAAACTGCTCCAGAAATATTATCTACAAGCACATCCGTAAGTGCTGCAGTATCATTACTTCTTGACTCTATTGGGTTTTCTAATTACATATTTAAAAGGGTAGAGGGAGAATCTGAAATGGTAATTCCATACTTTTTCATTCCTCCAGACAAAAGCGTTGCAGAAGTTCTAGAGTCATTAGCCATTTCTACCCAGACAGCAATGTTCTTTGATGAATATAACAATTTTGTAATGATGAGCAAAGATTATATAATGCCAACAGAAGCACAAAGACCTACGGACCTAACATTTTACGGTTCATCAGACTCTGACGATGTTGAAGTTATAAAAAATAAAACAATCAAACCCAAACTTTCAAACATTATTGAGTTAACTAGTCAAAACAATCAGGTTTATAATGGCGGACAAATATCCTACACCACAAGGCATATACAAAGATCAGTTGGAACTATTAAAGAAGCCCTTATGGTTGACAGAGAAAGATCTTATACATATAAACCAGTTCCTCTTTGGGAAGTCTCTGGTACAGAGTTTACAAAATCAATAAACCAAGAAGTTGGAAACATGTCTAGTTATTCTCTTAGCGCAATACCTTTAAACTCTTCACTGTCCTCTCTGGTTCCAACAGTTTCTAGCGGTAGGGTTATTAACAACACTATCGATCTAGGGGAAGCAATATATTATATATCAAGATACAATGGATATTTTTACGCAAATGCAGAAATTATAAAGTATGATGCAGTTCAGTATAATGTTTCAGGTTCTGGAGATGTATGGATTAACAGTGTTGAGGAATACAGCAAGTACTTTGCGTCACTGCCTTTTAATGGGAAAATATATCCAACAGGTCTTATAAGAATATACTCTGAGCCAAACTATGAAGAAGTTAATGGTTTTTCTAGATTAAAAAATGGCGAGGTTGCAAAGCATGGAAGAGGACAGTTTGGAACTCCTGTTGTAGAGCATACGGCTGGACTAAGTGATCACTGGTCAAACAATGATAACGTAAGAGGATGTAATATGGAATCTAAGTATTTGTTTAGGTTTAATCAGACTCTTCCAGAAACAACTCAAGATGTCTCAGCGGGAATCAACAATACTCTTGCTACAAAAACGACTAGAAACGGAATTATTAAAAATTTTTATTCTTCCAAATATATTGCAGAGTCTGAGATTAACAAAATGCTTTCAGTTCAGGCAGGCACTGTACAGTCCTCAGCCCTAGTAATGAATGGTGCAGGATTCAAAACAACAGAATCCCCTACAGACTTTATCTCTTATGTATACAAGCCCCTAGACAACAACTATAAGCATTTTGGAACAAGGCTTAGAGTGATAGGAAGAATTAATGATAATGAAAAAAACGGTCAAACCCCAGTAGGATTGGCAGAACTATACACTGTACCAGGTAAGACAGCGGATGAAAAAATCACTATATCTGGTGGTGGTGGAGGCCTTGGAATCATGGTTGATCCAAAAACAAACGCTGGATACTTTTTTGAGATAATTGCTCTTGATGCAACTAAATTAACAGATACACAAAGACAAAATGTTCATAACATTATTTTTTATAAAACTGCTCGTAAAGCAACAGAAACTGATCCAACCAAGCCAGCAATTCCAATTAAACTATATGAGGGTCTTGCAAACATATCTGTAGATGGAGGAGATTTTGCAGGACAGTATAGGCTATCTGCTGAGCAAGATCCAACTGTGTATGACTTATCAGTAGAGTATCAGGATATTGGGTCAAGGAGAAAGTTTTTCTTATACCTAAATAATAATCTTATTGCTACAGTATTTGATGATTCGCCACTAAAGGTATATAACAATGTTGCTCTTTTTGTTAGAGGGTCATCCAGAGTTATGTTTGAAAATGTATATGCATTAGCAAATAACTACTCTCAAAATACTTCATTCGAACTAAACACTCCAATATCAAGTGTATTTGGTGACTCAAATGTAAATGCACACGACTCATTTAGAAAATATTCGATGAGCGGAATGGTTCAGGCATCCTATCTTTCTGGCATAGGTTCTTCACAGCCACCAAAGTTTAGTATGTATTTTGATGAGTTTGGAACGATTATGAGAGAAGCCTCATCATTTAATTTTAAATATGATTTAGCATATCCAGCACTGTATGCAGAACTATCTCCAACTTTTAATAAACTAAAAGGCTATGTAGTTTCTGGATTTAGAGCAAGATCTTATGGAGCAGAGTTTTTAGTTTTCAATACAACAGATACTGCTTTAAATTTAGACGAAACAAGTCAAAACTATTTGAGAGTTCAGGGAGTTGCTTTTACTAATCAATCTCCAAACAACTTTACTGTTGACGAATACTTTTTAAAAAATAGTGACATGTCAGACCCACAGTTTGATTCAACTGGTTTAATAACATCGGTAGGCAAAATAGCAAAGAACTATCAAGACATAAAGGCAAGTAGAATGCTATACGGAAGAAAAGATTTTTCTTTAGATGTCCCATACGTTCAATCCAAAGACGATGCTGAATCATTAATGTCTTGGCTTGTACAGAAAATAACAAAGCCAAGAAAGTCTATAGGTCTTAAAATATTTGCAAACCCTATGATACAACTTGGGGATATTGTAAAGGTAGACTATGTAGAAAAGGGTATAAACAAAATTGACGAGGATGACTCTAGGTTTGTAGTGTACAATATAGAGTATTCAAAAACAAAAGATGGCCCAGAAATGTCTATATTCTTAAGTGAGGTATTGTAATGGCAGTAGATGCAACAGCAAATCAGGCAACAACAACTTGGGTATCTGACTTTGGTCGCAGTTCTGTAAAGGATCCAATTAAAGTAGCAACCCCAAATTTGGTAGAAATATTAAATCCACCACTTGACTACAATACCATGACAGAACTTATATTTCAGGATATAGGTGGGCAAGAAATGATTAATATTTCTAGGTCTGATGCAATTAATGGACAAAATATTATGTATAGCATTATAAAAAATTTAAAAAATATAATGCTTGACTATAATTCTAATAATATAATCAAACTTCAGGGCACCTCCGATGTATATTTTAAGAACTTTGCAATAAGGCTTGAGGACAAACTGCCTATTCAGGCCTCATCAGAGCAGACACCAAACGTATATATTGAAAACAGCACTAACAATATAGTGGTTGAGTTAGTTAATCTTGAAGAAGATGAGCAGGTAGAGATCGAGATAATAAGCCAAGGATCTTACTTTGATGATATAATTGAGGATGGGGAATAATAGATGATAACTAATGAAGGTAAAGGTATTTTAGCAAAATATCTTGTAGGTCAGGCTCCAGCATTTGCTTCTTTTATTGCTATTGGTTGTGGAGCAACTCCAGTTTCTTCCTCCCACATTTTTTCAGGTGCGGAATTAAATGAAATAAAAAATAAAAAATCTTTAGACTTTGAAATGTTTCGTGTGCCAGTAACCTCTAGAGGATATGTTACTGAAAACGGAGTAGACAAGATTGTCTTTACTGGAGAACTTCCTACACTAGAAAGATATGAAATAACAGAAGTTGGACTTTGGTCAGCAGGATCTAATCCAAGCGCAAACTTTAATGACAGTCGACCAATATTTCTTTTTAATGAGAATGAGTCTTGGCAAAATGTGAACACTCCTGGATCAGTAGTTGAACTAACACCATACACTGACAGGCTAGATTTGGACGGAGTATTGACACCTACTGAAAAATCATTTGTAACAAATTCAGATAATCCAACCTTCTTAAGACCAAAGCGCTCTGGGAAATATGAAGGATCTAGATTTTTAAATAATGTTATAGTTCTTAGAGGAGACCTATCAAAGATAGATACAGATCCAGATACTGGAATTTTGGAAATAAATCCAACCTCACCTAGCCATTTAAGACTAACGGCAGCGACATTAGATTTTGACAAGTCATCTCCAAAAGATGAGTTCAGATTGGCATTTTCTGTAATAAACAAAGATGAAGACAGGGATAATATACAGCCCGAGAATGTAAAAATTGTTATAGAGTTTTCAGATAAAGATGTACTAGATGATAGTGAAAAAGAATATGCAAGGTTTGAAACAGTTCTTAATAAAGATGATGTTGACTTTGCAAATCAAAGATACTTTGTTTCTGTTACAAAATTTGAAGATCTATCTAGGAGTCCTGGTTTTACATGGAAGATAGCAAATTTGGTAAAAATTTATGTAACGATAGAGGAAAAAAATCCAAACACAAATATTGTTGCTATATCTGATCAATACTATGTTTGTCTTGACGCACTAAGACTAGAAAATACAACAAACCTTAATCCTATATATGGGCTAACAGGGTACTCAATTATAAAGACTGTAGACTCAAAACCTATTGTAAAAATTTCTAACAGTTCGAATCACATTGAATTTAGATTTGGTCTGGATGTTTTGTAGTGCTAGATCAGGGAATAAAAAAAGCGACAGTATCAGAAGAAGACTTACCTTCTTTTAATGCAAGCAACTTAGGATATTTTGTTAGGTATAGGATTATCTCTAGTGACAAAAATAGATATTCACACTGGTCTCCATACTATTTTTTGCTTAAAGGAATAGTTCCAAAAGTTCCTTGCTCTGTTAGTGTTACGGGCACTTCTCTAAAAGTTATTAATATGGTTTGGCAACACCCAAAAATTTCAGATGATGCTGAAGAAACTGAGATATCGATATTTAAAGAATATGACATATACATAAGGACAAATCTTACATTTGACCCACTAGATCTTGACGATCCTTTGAATGGTTTTATTAGTATTGGAAGTTCTTCATCAACTCAGTTTTCAACTCTAGCACCTTCTGGCATATCTTGGTTTCAGGTTGCAGTCCAAGTTCCTGTCTATCCAAAAGCCTATTCTTCAAATGCTGCAATTTTTACTTCAGCACAGACAAGCCTTTAGTGGTATAATTATAGTATGGCAAAAATACCCTTACCTGAGCGTGGTCAACCACTAGATGTTACATATATCTATGAAATGGCACAAGCAATAAATGATTTGTCTAAAGAAGTATCTCCAGCCACCTATGACTATGTGACTGTTCAAACAGCAGACAATGGCCCACAAAACAGAAAGATTACAGAAGTCAGAATGCTTGGGGCATTGGCCAAGGTTGCAAGCAGCAGATCCGTTCTTGCTGGGGATCAATTGCCATTCAGTGTTTCTTTTGCTGGAGAGTTTAGGTTTCCACCAATTGTTACTGCAACTGCAGTCAATGCTGGTCAAACCCCAGCAGGTGCGAATGTCACATTAATTTTAAATGATCCTTCAACATCTTCTGTTAATGGATTTGTTAAGTTTAACACTTCTGGTCTAGTGTCAGTCAATGTTAACTTAATGATTATGGGAATACCAAACTAATGCTTAAGTGTACAAAGTGCAAAGGAAGAATGTTTCTTGACAGACAGTACAGCACCATTGGTCACCTTGAAACATATTGCATGTCTTGTGGCAACAGAAATTTTTTTAATCCACCAACAAGTTCTGCGGAGGGTTTATGGCTATTAAAAAGGGAAGTATCGAGAGCGAAGGCTACAATGTCCTCCCTGTAATTCCAGGGAATCAAAAGGTGTGGTTTCTTAATGGAGACCTTGTAAGAGTTTACCATCTAAACAAGTCTAATGGAATAATGTCTGTTTACAATATCACAAAAGATCAGATTGAAAGTTGTTTAATTTCTGATTTTAAAAAGAATCGTGAAAGAGCATACACTGTTAGAGAGACTGCTGATTTAGTTAATCGTCACAAAAAATATATGCCATCATTAATGAAACGAGGAGTCATTCCGTTTCCAATGGGGTCTCAAAAGGGTGGTGCAAGAGGATTTCAGGTAAGATCATATTACTCAGAATCGCAAGTAAGAGAGATACGTGATATACTTGCTACATACCATATTGGTAGACCAAGAAAAGATAATTTAATAACAAACGATATCACCCCAAGTAAGCAAGAGTTGACACGAAGAATGGGCGATGGTATACTTACATATACAAGAACTGAAGATGGTCGATTCATTCCAATCTGGTCTGAATCTATTTAACGAAGGGTATGAAATGGAAAACGAAGACACAAAGGTATCTGTTACACTTGGATACACACTTAACCTTGGCAACTTTCAATCGCTAAGACTTGATCTTGGAATTGTTGACTCAAGACGTAATGGAGAAACCGCAGATCAGGCTTTTGAGCGTGTTTACAAGTTTGTTGAAGATAAGTTAACAGATAAGATTAACGAAGCAAAGGCAGAGATTAACGAATAATGGCTGAGCGCAAAGACCGAATGGCTTTGCTTTCAAGATACAGCAAGTATCATACCGCAAGGTACGAATCAAAGCCATCCCTTAATCTAAATGTAGAACAGTGGGCTTCAGATGCCCTTGTTGAATCATATGGTATTTCAGGATGTTACGATATACTTGAGTATTACTTTAAGGTTGCAGAGAATCCTTCTTGGAACTACTTTGCATACAATGCAGAAAAGATTTTACAGGCACAAAAAGATAAAAGCAGAGACGATAACGAGAGAGCAGAGCGTAGAAGAATGGCGAAGGAGTGGCTAAGTGAATAATACAGAGTCCAAACTAATTACTGCAGTTCTTCAAGACAAGCAGATCCATGTGCTACTACAAGCAAATGTAGACAATCTTCTTAGAACTCATGGGGATATCTGGAACTTTATCAGACTATACTTTGAAAACAATAAGTCTCTTCCTCCTGCAGAACTTGTTACAGAAAAGTTTAGAGACTTCTCTCCAATAGCAAATGTTGGAGCAACTAAGCATCACCTTGAAGAGTTGCAGGGTGAGTACTTAAACGATAGTTTAAAAGATATTTTGCGTTCAGCAGCAACTAATGTTCAAAACAATCAAGGCAATGTCGCATTAAATGATTTAATTACACAAACCTCAGAGTTAAAGAAAAACACTTCAGCAATCCGTGATATTGATGTAACAGACCTAGAGTCTGCAATTGCATACTTTGAAAACTTAAAGATCCAGCAAGCAGCAGGTCATGTTGGAATCAAAACAAATCTGCCAGGGTTTGACAACTATCTTCCATCTGGAATTATGCCAGGGCAGTTAGGAGTCTTTCTAGCATACCCAGGTATAGGAAAGTCATGGATGGCTTTGTACTTTGCTGTACAGGCCTGGAAGCAGGGTAAGACACCCCTTGTAATTTCTCTTGAGATGTCAGAGACAGAAGTTCGTAATCGTGTATTTACAATTATGGGTGAAGGCCTCTGGTCTCATCGCAAGTTAAGTAATGGAGATGTAGAGTTAGATACTCTTAAGGCTTGGCATGCAAAGCATCTGCAAGGAAAACCAGAGTTCCACATTATTTCAAATGATCAGGGTGGAGAAATCAATCCTTCTGTTCTTCGTGGAAAGATTGACCAGTACAAGCCAGACTTTGTAATCGTTGACTACCTTCAGTTGATGGCTCCTAATCAGAAGTCAGACAATGAAACGGTACGAATGAAGAACCTTTCAAGAGAACTTAAACTCATGGCTATTGGCGAAGAGGTTCCTATTATTGCTATCTCTTCTGCTACACCAGATGATGTTAATGATCTTAGTGGTGTTCCTACTTTGGGACAAACTGCTTGGTCAAGACAGATTGCATACGATGCTGACTGGGTTATTGCCTTGGGACGAGCATCAAACAGCGATATCATTGAGTGCGCCTTTAGAAAGAATCGTAATGGGTTTATGGGAGACTTTTTGGTTCAGGTTGATTTTGACAAGGGATACTACAGGTATAAAGATTATGAAGATAAGTAGGTATAATATGGTATGTCGAAAAGTACGGAGAATGCTCCACCTACCTTCTATCATCATAAGCCTATCAAAAAGTTTTATCTTGATGGGGTTATACACGATGAGTCGGCACTTGGTAGGCTTAAAGCAGAGTATGTCAGACTCCTTGAGTCAGAGATGCGACTTTCGGGGTATGTTCCAAGAATCGATATATTACCAGACTTTACATTAGACTATAACCACAAGAAAAAATATTTTGAATTTCAATTAACAGTACACGGAACATATACGGGGAGAAAACAAAGCGAATGGATAGCAGGAATAGACGGAAGCACAGCAATCTATACACAAAAGAGCAAATCAAAAGAGTTCTCACAGGAACAGGTGTAACGATTGAGTCTGAGGTTGACTCAGACTATATTATTTTCTGTCCATATCACAACAACAACAGAACCCCAGCAGGAGAAATAGATAAGAACAATGGAACTTTCTTTTGTTTTGCATGTCACCACGTAACTGGATTTATCGAATTTGTTATGCACATGTCAAACAGGACATACTTTGAGGCTGCAAGATTTATAAAGAGCAAAGAGACAGAGACAAGTATTGAAACAGACATTGACAAGGCTCTATATAAAAAGCCAGAGTTTATAATGTTTGATGAACTAGTTCTTAAACGATTGCACAACAATCTTATTTTATCTGATAGAGCAAAAGATTATTTTACTTATAGAAAAATAACAAAAGAGTCTGCCTCTAAATTTTCTTTAGGGTATTCAGATAAACAAGACATGGTAACTGTTCCAGTTCATAGTCCAGATGGTTTGCCAATTGGTTTTGTTGGAAGATCAATTGAGGGCAAGGAGTTTAAGAATACCCCAGGACTTCCAAAGTCTAAAACATTATTTAATTTGCATAGAGTAAAAAGTTCTGGAACAGTCTATGTTGTTGAGTCATCATTTGATGCTATCAGACTTGACCAAGTAGGGCTTCCTGCAATTGCTACCCTTGGATCAAATGTTTCTAACATACAAATAGATTTGCTTCAAAAGTACTTCAATGATATAATTGTTATTGCGGATAATGATGAAGCAGGTGGAAATATGAAAACTAAGATAGTTGAAAAACTTGGTTCTCGTGTATCCGTAATACAACTAAATAAGCAATATAAAGATATAGGCGACATGGACGATAAGTCAATTAAAGAACTGGACTTCCAGTTTGACAAATCAATACAGTCTATGCTAAACTAACATAACACAGAAAAGAGAAAACACATGGCAATACTAAGAGGAATCAAAGAAATGGGTCCAGTACTAGATGGACCAAAGGGCGGAGATGGCCCAAAGGTTAAGTGGCTAAAACTTGCAGACGGACAATCTGTAAAGATTAGATTCGTAGAAGAACTTGATGAGGACTCAGCAAACTATAGTCCTGATCGTGGTCTAGCAATCGTTGTATCAGAACACACAAACCCAAAGGACTACAAGCGCAAGGCTGTGGACACAATGGATACAGAAGGTCGTGACTGGGCAGAAGAGATGCATCGTAAGGATCCAAAGGCTGGCTGGAGAGCCCGTCTTCGTTTCTATTGCAACGTAGTTGTAGATGACGGCATTGAAGCACCTTATGTTGCAATCTGGTCAATGGGTATCAGCAAGCAATCATCATTCAACACAATTCGTGAGTATGCCCTTGAAACAGGGAGCATCTCAAATGTACAGTGGAAGTTAAAGCGTAATGGTCAGGGAACTGAAACAAATTACACACTGATTCCATCTGCACCAGATAAGGAACCATTCAACTGGGGAGACATTAAGCCTTACCCACTAGAGTCTGCACTACGCAAGGTTCCATACGCAGAACAAGAAGCGTTCTACTTGGGCTTTGACGGCCCATCTGCCACTTCAGCAACAAACGCTGATTGGTAATATGAACTACGTCGGCTTACATGTCCACACCCATTTTAGTTTATTTGATGGGATTGCTACTCCAGAAGAATACGTTGACCGTGCAGTTGAGTTAGGGATGCCAGCAATTGCCATCACTGAC